GCTCTTCTGCCAACTCACGACCAGCCTTAGCGTACTGAGCGCCTAACTGCTTTGAGTTTGCGTCTGGCTGTGCAGAGTACAACTGCCCAAGACCCAAAAGACCTTCAGGAGTAGACTGATCAAAACTAGAGACTTTCTGGGCCATCGCTTGACGCGCCTTTTCCTGACGCATTTGGCCGGGGACAGAGCCTATGCTTTGACCAGCGGTAAACATACCCTGAGTAAACGCAGGGTTCAGAAGTCCTTGTATTAAATTTCTGCTGTAACTAGGCATAGTTTATGGTCCCGCGTTTGAAATTAGTGCATTAAGGATACCGCCGCCATCTGCGCTTGGAGCAAACAGCGAAGACAGTAGGCCAGAACCAGCGCTACCGAGCAAGTTAGCACGTCCGAGGTTAGCCGCAAGAAGTGCATCAATACCAGACATAGTAGACTCACCAAAGAGACCTGCGCCGTACAATTGTGCTTGCTGTTGCTGTGCCGCTGAAGTCATGCCGGGCTGTATCTGAGCCAGAAGCTGATTCTGTGGCATATACCCAAGACCCATGTACTGAGCACCAAGGCCAGCCTGTTGTGCTTGCTCTGCTTGTGCTTGTTGCGTAGCTCTGAAGTAAGCATTATTCATTGCTTCTTGTTGCGCCTTGTTCATCTCGAATGTCTCAGGAGCCATGCCACCAAACATATTGCTTTGGACACCTAAGCGACCCTGTGCGGCCAAACGCTCTTCGTTAGCAAGCGCTTGTCTTTGCATTTCAGGTTGCATAGCTGACTGCATTTGACCAAAGATGTCAGAAGTACGGGCCGCTGGGTCTTGAGTAGCCGCATCTAAGAAACCACCAGACTGGTTAAACAAGTTCTGCGACATCGCCATCTGCTCAGGCGACAGGTTCATTTGGTACTGACCGTCTTCCCCTGCACCAAATGTCCCACCCTGTGCGCCTGTGATGGTGTACGGCTGGAACGATGTCTGACCCATCTGTAACTGAGCTAACTGGTCAGCGTAAGTTCTCGCATCCGTTCCGATATCACCAAGATCACTGTAGGCACTACTGAGGAGACCTAAAGCCGCCGCCCCTGCCGCACCGCCAAGTATTTCGTCCCAATCCATTCTTTTCCCCTTAGAGTGTCTTGCCTAACAAGGCCAGAACATTAATTTCTTGTACTGAAAATTCAACACCGTTTATATCAGTTTCAAGGCCAATAGAAACAACAGTCCCATAGCCAGTTGCGTTTGTATTTAGTCGTGATATGTTAACACCACTTGAGTACTTATTCACTCCGTAGAATGACGTACCCGGTTCGTTCAAACCTGATGAAAAATACGCAGGTTCGGCCCCTGTCTCAATAGGCAGGGTGAGTCGTGTAAAAGCGTCAGAAAAGTCGTAGGACCACTTTAGGAATACGTCAGTAGTGTTACCGCCGATAATAGTGGGCTTAATCTTTTTAAGTAACTTAACTCGTGATGAATCACCAAAAGTTAATCTGGGGCTTACGTAGTTAAATCGGTAAGACTCTCCGTTGTCTGTGTAGCCTCTGTACTCCGAAAGTCCATCGGTTGTGCCAATCAACAACTCACCGTCGTCTGTTCGGGTGTACGCTGTAAACACAGAAGAGGGCCAGCGTGTTACCCGGTAAGCACCGTTTTCTACTTGCCCTCTAACGTCAAAACAGTAAGTAGTGTTCTGACCGACAAAAGTCAATAAATAAAAGTTAAACTCTGGGCTGTACACAGACCTAAAGCTGTCTACTTCGGCGCTCAGCAGGTCAATGATGTCCCTAGTAATGCTAGCGCTTAGGCTCTGTAGCGGCATAGACTCCTGCTGGAGAGTACGACCGAAGCTTCGAAGACCTGAGTAAGACAGGAACAAAACGTCTGTACCTGTGTACTGCACAGTATCTCTGTCTACACAGCCAACACCGGTCACAGTGTCCACCAGTCGCATCGAAGCAGGAGCCTGTGCCCCTTGGTAAACTACGATGCTGTGGTTACCGAAGATAATCAATAGGCCGTTGTGTGCGGCTAGTGATACAATCTCGTCATAACCGTCAGGCCATACCTTAGATACGTCAATAGATCCTGAGGTGCCTCCGTTAAAGTCATTAGCGATTAATAAGTCTGACCAATAAACAGTAGACCTATCAGCACCAAAGTCGGCAACCCAGAGTCTACCGTAAGCGGCTAATACTTCGTTACCGTAGGCTTTAAGTGTACCTGCGGCACCGGTAGTCTGACTTATTGGCAGAAGGTCGTTAACGGTGCCAGCCTCGTACACCAGCGGCTCGTAGCCTTTCTGGAATAAGTACATACGGTCATTGAAGTTGACCATTTTCCAGTTGTTGTCAGTAATGGAGTAACCAGCGGGTGTCTCGTCAGTAAGCGTAGACAACGTAGGTACTTCGTCAGGATCTGCTGACCATATCTTGTTATTACCGGCAAGGAATATCTTACGCTCACCTGAGTCGTCCTTAAACTCACCGATAGCAGTAATTGTGTTTCCGCCTAAGGCAGTGTTATCCGCTGTGAAAACGTCATAGCCCTTACGTGCGGCAATACGTCCACGCTTGTCAATAACCGCATTGTCAGCAATGTCAGCAAACGCGGTATCCTGCGCTAAGGGAGAATCTTCCGTGTTAATTCCCTTAAACGCAGGGGCATTGAGATTAATCGTGCGAAGTTCTTGCGCCATATCAACTATACCATATAACTTCTTCAGGATGCTTAGATGCGTCTTGTGCAATCGCATCAGCCAAGTACCGATCAGCAATAGCAAAGTATTCAGCAGTAGATGTACCTCCTGTCTCACCACGCTCACGAGCTAACAAAGCAACAGCTAAGTGAAGCACGGGCTGTGCTGGACACAATAATTTAGTGGTGTCAACAGTCAAGTCGTCTTGAGGCAACACCATGTTAAAGTTGATTGTTTCGATTTTGTCAGGGATAGGGTAAAGGTCAACAATAGTGTCTCCATTTTCGTCTATGCCGTTATAGCTGTACACGTAAGGAGATCCGTTGATTGGGTTTGTGTTCAAAAACTGATCGTTAAACCAGTGTGCTGTTTGGTACTCAAGGAAGTAGTCACCATCTTGGTTTACTACGTCAAGTACCTTACCTCGGTTCATAGAGTCCACCAGAGCGTATTTAAACGTCCCTGCGGTCGTTTGTATCTGAAGGGTACGTCGGAGTCCAGACCAGTCCCAAGAGTCCTCTACGAGCCTCTTAGCGTCGTTTACGAAGTCCCCAGCCATCTTACTGTAAGTGTTTGCGCTTACTGAGTCAACTTCGTCTTCACGGAGTCTGCGCAGTACGGAGTTTACAATCTGTAAATAAGTCATCTTATGTTCTTCCTAGTAGCAAGCCCTGTACCATAGATGGTTGACCTAGTTCTGGCGCTCGTAGTTTTCGTCTTTGTGGAGCCTCTGTTAACATTCCACCGGGGACTGACATGGGCGCGTCTGGGTTATACTGTAAGCGGTACCCATAGTCTCTAGAGTTTCCGCCGGGAGTAAAACCACCACGTCCGCCGCCTCCGGCGCTTTCCTCGCTATCTCCGCTTCCCGGAAGCTGTTCTTCTTCTTCGTTAGGATCACCGTAGATCACATCGTCATCGACGCCACCCCGAGGTTGTTCTTCGTCAAATTCAAGTGTGTCGTCAGAGCCGCCAACAGTTGTGTCCTCTTCACCAGTTTCTTCTTGGTCTACGGGGTCGTCACCAAATAAATCATCATAGATTGAACCAACAACAGCAGATATACCGCCAACGGTCACGTTACCGTCTTCGTCAATAACACCGTTCAGTAGGCCTTCAAGGAATTCACCGGGGTTTGCTACAGCATTTTCTACTCGGTCCCAAAGGTCTCCAAGGACCTGACCGGGAGAATTGAGGATGTCTTCGATAGTACCAATAATTGTAGGTGACTGAGGCAGACCGGGGATCATACCGGGTAAGAACACTCGCCAACCACCGGGCTGTGAAAGCACGTTAGGCCAAGATGTTCCGCCTCCTCCTATAATAACCCCTGCACCACCGGGGAGTGTCGGAGGTGTAGAGCCACCGCCACCAACGGAGCCTCCTACGCTGTTCATTACGCCTTCCCACCAGTTACCTAGGCGGTCTAGTAAACTTTCGCCTTCACCTTCTTCTTCACCTTCTTCTTCTTCACCTTCGCCTTCGGCAACAGTGTCTACAGGTAAAGTGCTTTGGTTAGGGTCCACTACTTCTTCTTCTTCTGCTTGAAGAAGTAACCAATTTTCATAACCACCAGCGTCCGCTATCTGCTGTGCAACTTCTCCCATTCCAGTATTAATAAAACCAGTACGTCCTTGCTCATCAGCTAATACAGACGGGTCTACACCTTCAGCGGGTCCAATAATAGAAGCATAAATCTGAGCTAAAGGGCTGTCTCTATTTGGGCCGTCGATTGTTAAATCATACTCTCCGGGAGTACCTCCGCCCATTATGTCTGATAGGTCCTCAACCCCTACTGATCTTAAATACTCTAATAGCTTTGTACTATCTACACTTCCGTCAGGATTCATAAAATTAGGCTCAGGATCGTCTCCTTCTAATCCCGGAAGCGGTCCACCAAAAAAGTCTTCTTCTCCGCCAAATTGCATCATAATTATTTCTTCCAGTTAGCCAGACCACGGAGTCCAAACGATGCGGCCACTGCCGCGCCTAAGAATGCTTTGTACCACTCGGGCATACCGTTTAGTACGGCAAATCCTTCCATAACTACAGGGACCATGCTCGGGAAGAACGCCAGTACGCAAGGAATTGAAAACAAAACGGTAAACCATTCGTCTTTCCATGACTTACCGGCGTTATTCGCTTGGATGTTTTCCCAGTTGCTGTCTTGCTTAATTACCTCAAGCTTACGCTCGTGAACCGCTTGCTTTTCTTCGCCCCTACGCTTGAGAAACTCAGTAGCAATGTTGACAACAGGTCCGAGAAGTAGCTTAATCATAGTCGCATACCATAAGCAATAAAGCCTACACCACCGCTGACAGCTAGCCAAAACAAACGCTCTACGGCCTTTACAGTTTGGTTGTTACTGCGGACCTCGCCTTTTAAATTATCTATGTCAGCTTCTTGCTCGTCCATTCTAAATTCTAAACGGTCTATTCGTTGATTACCGGCTACTAGCTTTTCGTCAACACGGGCAATCATGGTCATAGCTTCAGTCAACTTATCTAGCTTGACCTCGATCCTGTTTAGACGTACCGCTTGATCGTCCATTGTTTAGGCCTTTTGATAAGTCAGTGTAATGTGTATGTCTGCCGTATCGTCGTTAACGTCGTTCCAGACCATTGTTTCTGGCTGTCCACTGTTATTAACTGTAGCAAACAATGCAATTGTGTCGGTTTCTGTTCCTGCGTTTATAAGAGGAATAAAGTGTCCATTGTCTACACCTGAAGGGTTGACTATGTTTGAACACCATGCGGTTCCAGTGTAGTAGCCACCTGCCCTAATAGCGCAGTTAAAGGGTAGCGATTTAATTTCTACAGATTGTGTGCCTGTCGCTCCCGTGGTGTCAATGTTTGTGAGAGTAATAAAAACTGTAACCATGTCACCAACAGCAATGTAGGTACCTGTCGCTGAACCTGCTGACTGCTGAGTCGCCCCTGAGAAAAGAGTAGGAGTAAACGTGTTTGATTCGTACTGAGGAACAGCGGTTACTGCGTCGTTTGAGCCTAGAACTAGAGAGTTAAAAGAAGCGTCTCTGTTGGAATCAACTATTGGAGTTGCACCGATTCTAAACTCATTAGCGGCAATATAAGTACTTGAGTTAAGTCGACCGTTAGTTGTTACAGTTAACTCGTTGCTTGTACCTACGGTAAAGCTGTCGGCATCTAGGGTAGTAAAAGAACCGGTAGAGGGCACTAGATTTCCAACAGTACAGTCATTTACTGACCCGCTTCCAGTCAATGCTCCGCCAGAGATAGTCTTGTTCTGTAGTGTCTGAGTGCCGTCTGTAGTTACTAGCTGAGTGCCTGTGTTACTACCGGCGTTTGTCAGTAAGTCAACGTCGGTTGACGTTAAGCCACTTCCAGCTACAGAGTTTAGCTCCGCCGCTGTAGCAGTCACAGCAACACCACCTAAAGTCAAGGAGGCTACACTGGTATTACCTGTGAGCGCACTGTTGTTAGCGTCAGCCTTTGAGGCAATAGCGCCAGCAACTAAGTTAAACTCTGAGTCAAACTCTGAGCCCTTAATCACCTTGCCGGGATCAGTAAGAGGCTTAGAGTCCTTCTCAGTAAAGTTTACTTGTTTTGTGTAGTTTGACACGCTTATACCTCGTATTGTATACTGATGTAAAACTCAGTCCAGTTAGTTGTTGGTCCACCGACTCCAATTACGTCCTGCCAAAGCAAAACGTCAGGGTCTGTGCGCCCTTGTCCACTTGTTCCTACACCTTCAAACTGAATGTAGTTTGTGCCGTACGTTAAAATAGGCATCCATACTCCATGATCAGGTGCGGCTACTCCCATTATTTGTGCTTGGCCTATTACTTTGTTACCACCGTTTGCAAAAACGCCTCTGGGTTGTGGTATTCCAGAAGACAAAACCATTCTTACAGGGGAGGTTCCTGATACAGAACCCTTAGTTATTTTATTTACGTAGCAGTCTAGCTGACATCTAGTGGCTGTTCTAAAGTATCTACAGTTATTTGTTTCTACCGTCGATACACTAGTACCGCTAGAGTCTCTAGGAAATAAATCAAAGTTGCCTTTAGCAGTGGTTATTTGCGTACCGCCGTCACCGATTTCTTTGATTGTTCCGTTGTCGTTAATGTATATTCGTTGGTTGTTAGTATTAACTGCAATTTCACCATTTACTAAATCCGAAGTTGTGGGTACTGTAGTTCCCCGCTTCGGCTTAATTATTTGTGTCATAGTTTAATATGTCCCGCCGTCAATTGTTCCTACTTGAAGTCTAAATGTTGCACTACCTGAGCTAACGCTTGCGCTGTTGTTTGCGCCTGTAGATCCGAAAACAATAGACGAGTCCGCGCTACCTTGGTCTGAGTTGTTTCTTACTGTAAGTCCTGTGATGTCACCTACATTGCTGGTAAAGTTTGAGTCGTTGTTAAACACACTTAGGTTAACGCTTCCGGCTGTGATTCTGCTTTCTACACTTCCATCATTAACAATGAATTCATCGGTGTTAGTAAGAGTACTTGTTGACGTAAGCTCACTAAAGTCTACAGATATAGTGACGTTGCCTTGAGTGTCCTCTGTGTCAGGGTCGATACCAGTGCCACCGGTAATTCCAGTGATGGTGCCCATAGTCTTAATACCGGAACCAACACCGTGCTCCCAGAGACCAGTGGCATGGTTGTACCGTAAGAATGCGTTAGGATCATCGCCACGCTCTACTTCAAATTCAGCAGTTCCTGAGCTAAGGGCCGCACCTGTGTGGTCACTGTCTATAATTAATTTGTCGCCGGTGAAGCTCGGGGTCGCTGTGTTAAACACACCTATGGCTATGTTTCCGGCTTGTATCTTACGTTCTGCGGAAGCATCGAGTACAACAAACTCATCACTGCTGACAAAAGTAGTCGTTGCCGTAAACTCTGACAGATCCAGACTTAGCGTTACATTACCCGCTGTGTCTTCAGCGTCAGGGTTAAGACCAGTGCCGCC